TTCCACCGGGAGCTCCCGTCCTACTCTAGGACGGTTGCTCCACGGGGACCCAGCCAAGACGTAACGGTGTCTTGGCTCGCTGCAACGGGTAGACGAGTGTCGACTTTGACACTTCGACGACCTTAGCCGCTTCAGTAAAGAACTGGAGCAGTGCAGCGCCTTCTTCGGATGGCTTCGCAGAAACCTTAGCCTTAGGGCTATGGCACCGCACTTCCATCAACTGGGTACTCTCGTTCCGTCGCCGTCTAAGGCTAGGGATTGGATCGATCCAGTTAGGATACCATCCGAAGAGCCCCGATCCGTGCGTAACACCACGTATCTGATAGACGCGTAGTGCTTCGACCGTCTTCCGCATGTACGAAGACGTATACAGCCAACCTCGAGAAACGAAGTTGTTGTGCACATCCACACACGATACGACGGATCCAGGGCCGGCCTGTTTAGGCACTTCCAAAACGCCAACCGAGGTCACATCGTGACCATCGTAAGCGTCCACTCCGCAAGACTCTCTGAACTTCCCAGTCAAGAAAGTCTTCGCAGAATTGACCCTCAAACCGAGGGCATGGAGAGCGTCTACTGTAGCACCTGCACAGTCAGCGGGGACAATAAGATCGTCCCCAAAGACTCGGACCTTATCTCCGATGAGGTCCCTAATCGATCCCTGCCACAACTCCTTGCGCCGCACATAAAGTGCGGTACCAAGAATCACAGCGAGGAAAAACAGGGATTGAACCGGAAACGTGGTGGCGTTACCCATAGTCGAATATTTCCGAAGCAAATGAAGCTTCGGACTCATTCGGCAGATATCTTGCCGGATGAACACGGAGCGAGAAGCTCCGCAAGCACCCAACAGGCTAGGGGATCGACGAAACAGTCGTTCCACATGCCAGCAAGAAACCCGGTCGGAAGCGCTGGACAAATCGATCGTCCCGGCGCGACCGGTATGGGAGGCCTCGAGGGCGACCTGTCCATTGATGTCTTGTCGACGAAAATCGACAAATGCACCAAGGATAGACCGCTGAACCCGAGTGTACAAGAAATCGCGAATGCTCTGCTGGCACCACGCAAGACTAGTCGGTTCCGCGGCGATAAGCCTAGGAGTCGTAATAGTCTTTGGTACTGCATGCAGTTTAGCCGGTATCTCACGTTGAGACGCCGACTGCGGTTCCTTGTACAGTGACGAATCTTCCCATAGGCCATAGTTCGCAACTGCGAAATCAGCCTGAGGAAAGATTTTGTCAAGCCTATCCGGCCATTGGCGAAACGCATACTTATGCGCTCCAAACCTTTGGTCGGCAACTGCACCTGGTCCATGCTTAAACCTCCACTCATGTGGGTCAAACTGACCCAGGCACGCCGAAATGTAGTCAGCAACCTGCTGGATACACTCAGCATGTCTATATTCCAGAGTGGGGACCTCGAGGTCAGGGAAAAGAGTTCCCTGCTTCGATTCAGACGTGCTAACCACGGCATCAAGAAACGACACCTTGGCAGCAATACTGTCATCGAACTTTTCGGGCTGAGACCAATCAAGGTCAGGCCTTCTGAGCTCAAGGTCAGTCCTGACAAAGTCACGCACCGCATCGCTGCGGTGCTTGGCTGAACAGGGTAACCGGATGCGTCGAGCAACTCCAAGGAGTTGCCTTATGCACCTGATCGCCTGAATGTCAGGATCTGGTTTAAGTTCACCATTAAGGTCGAAAACGCGCAGGGTTAAACCCCGTAGGAAACGTGGGATTACCCCTCCCTTCTTACACACGCCAAAGTGGCACGTACGAGATGGGATTAGGCGCTGGGCGGCAAGGCACGAATCAAAGTGCTTACGCCACCCTGGCATGATATCCAAGACGAATCGGATACCATGACAATCGACCGCGGAGCTGAGACGAGAAAGATCCCGTTCGAACTCCTTGGTTAGTGCTGGGTACAACGTCGCACAATCTTTAAACTGTGCGGCGAACAGGCCTAGTGCGAACTCTGCGTAGCTGTTCGTGTCCTCCATGGATTCAACTCCTGGTTGGGCATCTACGGCTCAGCAGCACGCTCACCACTGCCAGTTTGGAAGTCTTACGACTCCCAACCAAGCAACTTAGCAGCAATCCCACCAGCCTTGACCATATAGAAAGACATGGCCTCGGAGACGTCTATGACGTCACTGGCGACCGCGTTCGGATCTGTTCTGATCGTGAACGAGACATCGGATTGCGAACCAAGAGGAATCGTCGAAGTCGGCTTAACAAACCGCGAGAACGTCACAGAGTGACGATCAAACGGTTGCGTCCCCGCCTTCACCGTGTCACGTGAATGCCGCACTTTCGCGCGGTACGTGACAGTGGTATCGTCCAGGAAGTATTCTGAACCATACCCATCTTGGTTAATGAGAGGTAGTACCTTAGCGGTACCGCCTGACCCATCTAAGGTGATAGTGAGCGTAGAACCAAGCATAAAGAGTCCTCACGTCCAAAGTGCTGACATTCGCCCACTAAACTTCTGGACGAACAAGGCGCTAAGGATAGACAGTCGGAACATATCCAAGTAGGGTATGTTCACGCCCGCCGTAACCACGTCCGAGACAAGTCTGGTCTTAGACGTATGTGTCGCCTTACCACCGTGCGTAGGTACGGCACTAGCGGCGTTCGTAGCGGTAACACCCGCAGACGACAATTCTGCGTCCACCTCGCTCATGAAGCAACCTGCTCCATGCTGCGCGGGGACGGTCCAGCTGTTGGCAAGTGTAAACTTGCCAACGTTGGTGAACCAACCTATCAGCCAGGTCCATGGAATTACTTTCCAAATGCCATTTAACATGGCCTCAGGAGTAGCTCCCACGACCAACTTAGTTGATAGTTGGTTCCAGCGTAAATCGTCTGGATGATAAGGAGGCAGGTCAGTAGGATACCAATGTATGGTGCCCCACGACGTGCGCTTGACGACTAACGAACAAGTTAGCGTCACTATGGATATCCCGACCGATGTTGACATGGTCGTGGTACTCACAGCCGTATCATCTGCGAACTTCAGGCGACGGCGTAAACCCTTCCCCGAGTAGAGCTGGTGTAACTCTCGGTTACGCTTGATCGCGTAACGCTGGAAGTCCAGCAACTTGGTAAGGTCGTCAATGAGCGGAAGCCACCCGAACTGAACACCCAAGTATTCGCCCGCTAAGCCCTTAGGCTTAATGAGCTTACCTGGATTCAGGATTAGGTCGCCTAACCCCTTAACGGC